TGTACTATCTCCAACGTTAAATACCATGCAAGCTTGAATTAGTTCAGTGGGTACAATGGGCAACTGGCAATTAACTGGGGCAATCACAAGGCGATTGCCATTATCTTCAAGAACGGCATAAATAGTATTTTCTTCGACCTTACTTAAGCAGTGTTGTTTGTGTATTTTAACTACTTTCATAATAAACCTCACTTTCTAATTATAATTAACATTTTATTGGATAATAAGAGGCAATTTTTTGACTGTGCCTATGCGATCTCCAAACTTACTCTCAATATCATAGTACCCGCTACTAATCCTCGTTAGTATATAAGCGGGCAAGTCCCTTTTTAGTAGTGCCAATGTTGTAAAAGCTTCTGTTGGCTGAGCCTTTTCGTTAAAAGTATAAATCCAAACAGTTTCCATTTTTTTACCCTTTCATAAAAAATTATTATTGTCTTATTATTATTCGGCTACACAAGCTGTAAACTTGAGTACATAATCTATTAAGCCATAACTACTTGTATATAGTGCAATGTTTATGCCAAAGATTTAAAGATCAACACTATATTATTTTAATCGGCGTTATTAGCCTAAAAATCAACATTTTAGCAATATATTTATAAAACATTATTAAGGTTAGTTTAGAGAAACTTGTTGTATTAAATAAACATTAGATTATAACTATTGTGCTATTATTATTGTATGTTATTATTACTAAAGAACTTAAGCTATGAATATAAAAAACAACGTTATAGTTGCAAAAAACAACATTATTAAATTATTTAAGGGACTATTTAGAATGAGAAAGAAAAAGAATAAAGACTATAAAGCTGATAATGGCCAAGATAATGGCTTAAATGAATGCAAAGAGGGTTTAACAGTGACAGAAGTAAGGGCATCTGCTGCCAAGTATTTCGGCGATAATGAGCGTGTTTCAGATGTCACTCCAAAAGTTGAAGCGCCGTACGGTGGGGACCTGAGACTTTCGGTCTCTGATGGCGATGGTCTTAGAGTACCGAATATTGATAGTACAGAGCCCATAGCTCAAAATCCAGGCAACCCCAAAAATGGGGGTAAAAACGAGGGCAATATTGAGCAAAAGGGGGTAAAAACAGACACTTCAACCCTTGATTCTGGCTCAAAAACGGGCATTGAAGAAATAAGCACTGAAAGCGTGCCTAATGATCTTTCTACTGAAGCCATGGAAACTGGCGATAATGAACCAACTCCAGGATTAGTCATAAGGCCAAAAAAAATTAGGCCTATTACTGATAGGATTGCAAGCTATGAAGACTATCTGGCGAATCCTGAGGATTATGTAGAGCGTGATGACTATGACAAGCTTAACTTTGGAACATATTTAAATCGCAAAGAACTTGTAGACAACAATTACATTGCTAACAGAGTGCCAAGGCCGGGTGATTGGGATTATGTTTCAGACTAACTATAACAAGAGCAATCGTTGTGTATAACTATGTTAATGACTATGGCAATATTAAGATCAATACTCCAAGCAAGCTTCAAGTCCAGGACAATATTTCCAGGACAAAAAGCAAAAAAAAAGCAATGGGGGGGGGGTGGCCCCGGGACGGGGGGCATGTCGTGCGTGTGATAACAGTCCTTCCACCAGTATTTGCAGTTTGCCTTTTTAGACAATTTTCCTCTTTAATAAGGATATGAATATAATGAAAATTGAAGAGACATTGGACGATTTGGATGATAAGTTGAGTGCTATGATGGAATTGAGCAATAGTTTACCGATACTTAGTCCTGACATATTAGTTAAGCGTAGTGATTTAATATCTTCATTGAATGTAGTATTTGCGAGGTTGTACAATATAAGGGGTTCGTATGGGCAAGCATAGGAACAGGAGTTTAACTTTAAAGCAGCAGAAGTGGCTTGATTTGTATTTAACTAATGGTGGTCATGGCACTAATGCAGCGAGGGATGCTGGTTATGGCGGCAGTTACGTTACATTAGCGAACATTTCTAAGACTAATTTACGTAATGAGCGGATACAGAGAGAGATAAAGCATCGCATGAACAATATGCGAGTTAAGGGCAATTTTAATATAAAGACACGTTTACAGCGTAAACAGTGGTGGTCAGACATTATGGACGATGATACTGTTAATATGGGCGATAGATTGCGAGCAAGTGAGTTATTAGGCAAGAGTGAGGCTGATTTTAAGGAAGATAATGGTGGCGATGTAACTAACGTTATGATATTGAGTAGTCAAGAAGAGCGTGCTTTATTGAAGGCGAGTGATAAGTTGCGGAAAGAGTTATCAGCGATAACTGTTACTCCTGAGAGGGTATCAGATGGATAATACCACAGAAAAGTTAATGCAAGTAGATTGCTTACTTTGGGCTAAATTACGAGGTTTAAAGCTTCGAGACGGCGTTACTTTTGATTTAGCTGGCATGCCTTATTTAGGTGGATTGATAAATTGTGACAAGAAGGTTTTTAATGTACGAAAAGCTGCACAAGGCTGTGTAACTACGACTAAGTTTATTGAATCGGTACATTCGTGTGTATACAGGAAATTCGACCAGAATATAATGTACATGATGCCTTATGTAACGAGTGCGGAGAAGTTGAGTAAAGTTAGTTTTGACCCGATATTTGATTTTAATCCCTGGTTAAAGAAGATGGTCAATACGAATACAGCGGGGATAAAGGAGATTAACGGTCGCAGTATAGTCTTTGTAGGGGCACAGAGCAAGAAAGTTGGCAATACGAACGAGAAAGATAGTGATGCTTTACGCAGTATTCCATGTGATATGATAGTCAGAGATGAGTTAGATTTAATGGACATGGACATGGTATATATGAGTAAACAGCGTCTTAAACGAAGCAAGTTTTCTTATGAGTTCAATTTTGGTAGTCCTACATACCCCAATTATGGTATAGACGAGTTATATGAGAATTCTGACCAGAGGATGTGGCAGATAAAATGCAATTCATGTGGCAAGTACACTCACTTAGCCAGTGAATTTCCCAAGAGTATAGCGTTTAGAGGCGGTAAATGGATAAGAGTGTGTGTTCATTGCGGTAGTGAGATAAGCGTCTTAGATGGGCACTGGGAGGCTGAATACCCTGACAGGCGTGAAGGTGGCTTATGGATAAGTGGTTTAATGAGTCCATTTGCAGATTTAGAAGAAATGATGTATCAGTGGGACAATACGGAGGGGCAGCGTAGATGTGAGTTTATGCGAACAAGTTTAGGTCTTGCGTCAACAGAGACAGAGAATCAATTAAGTGAACAAGACGTTTTAATGACGTGTACTAATTTAGCACCTCAAGTAATGTCAACAGGTGAGACATGTATGGGGGTTGACGTTGGCGATACATTACATGTAGTTGTAGGAATCAGGATAGATAAAGACAGGTATGATATTTTAAATGTAATGACAGTAAATGACTTTGATGAATTAGACGTAATCGCTAAAAAGTTTAATGTAAAGTCATGTGTTATAGATGCAATGCCTGACATTCATCAGTCTAAAAAATTCCAAAATAGCCAGAGATACAGGGTATACAGATGTTTTTACAATGAAAATATGTTAGAAAAGCCAAATTTTAATAAAGATGGTATTGTCAAATGTAATAGAAACGAGTATTGTGATAAAGTATATGATACTTTTATAGGTAATAGAGTTATGCTACCAAAGATAACACCAGAGATTAAAAAGTTTGCGTATCAATTAACGAGGACTGCTCGTAGGGTAGAAGTTCACCCTGACACTGGTATAGCTAAGGCCAAATGGATTAAGTTAAGTGGCGGGGAAGACCATTACTTCCACGCATTTATTTATTTTTTATTAGCGGCATCAAGGGTTTCTACTCGTCGTAGGAATCAAGTTGATGTCCAGCGAAGGAAATTTTGCGTAAATAAATTTGCAATTTAAAAGAAAGGTTTTATATTATGGCAACGTATGCAAGTAAATTAAGAACAAATTTAGCAACAGTATCAGACCCTGCGGCATGTGCGGCGATGACAGCTTCGCTTACTGGAGTTGATACTGGAACAGATATGACGGCTGCGCAAGCCGCTACTATTGTTGCTGATTTAGCTGCACTTAAGACTGCTATTGACGCGAATAATACAGCTATTGATGCTATTATAAACAGACTACAATCTATCGGTGGAATAGTGTGAGAATAGTCAGAGAGACAAATCCTGATATAATAAGTCGAATTAAAGACCATTTTATTGAAGATGGTTCTTATACACGAGACATAATGGCAGAAGAGTTTAGATTATCTATGACTGCTTATCCAGATAGTATATGTGTATTAGTTGGTTATGATAAAGATAAGATTGTAGGTTTACTAATTGCATTCAGGCCATATAACAGGAATTACGTTTTACTTGACCAGGTATGGAGTAGTTATCGAAGAGTTATATCTAAAGAGATAATTGAAATAATTAAAATGTGGTCAAGAGAAATAGGCGCAAGTGAAATACGGGCATCTACAAGTAGAAATAGTGTTGCCCAACGTTGTATTAAAGACTATGGTTTCAAAGAACAGAATATAGAAATGACATTAAGTTTAAGTGAGAACAACGATGGGTAAAGGCGGAGGTAGTCCACATATACCTGAATCTAAACCGGTGGAAATAGTCACTAATGTTAATGATATTAAGAACAAAGAAGTGCAACGTCAGAGGCGAAAAAGTTATATTGCTGGTGGTAGACAATCTACAATGTTTGCAGGTATTCAAAGTAAATTAGACCAAAGACTTAACGCATTAAAACAGAAATTAGGCGAATGAAAAAACTAAGTGTTAAAGAATTACTATATATATACAGCGATTTAAAGAGAATGCGAGAGCCATATATCTCTACACTTGAAGAAGCTGCGCGTTTATCATGGCCTAATGCGCAAGATATGATGTTAGAGGGTACACCTGATACCAATATGGTCAAGACGGTTGAGATATTAGACTCTATTGGTATAAGGTCGTCATATAAGATGACAGCAGGTATATACACTAACCTAATGCCTAATGGTACAGAATGGTTTATATTCAGGCCATCAGATAAAAGTTTGAATAATGATAAAGAGGTAATTAAGGGATTATCTTATGCAACTGAAATTACATTAAGTGAAATAGGTAGGTCTAATTTTCAGAGAGAGATGTTCTCTACTATAAGGTCAATGGTAGTTTTGGGTACAGGTTGCATCTCTGTTGTAATGACAGATACTGGCGATTTATATTTTAAGTCTCATAATATTAAAGATATATTCTTTGATATTGATAGTTTAGGTAGAATTGACACTGTATATCACAGACTATGGTACACTCCAAGACAAGCACAACAGGAATTTCCAGACATGCCATTGGGTAAAACAGTAGAAGAAGCATTGAAAGATAAAAACCAAAGGAACAAGAAGTTTGAGTTTGTTCACTGTATATACCCAAGAAAAGACTACAATCCTAAATTAGTTTTGAGTAAAGAGAGTAAAAAATATGTATCGAAATATATCAATGTTGAAGATGAAGTTATAGTAAAAGATGATAAAGGATTTAACTATTTACCTTATATGATAGGTAGATTCGATAAGACACAAGATGAGTTAATGGGTACATCTCCAGGTATTGATATGATACCAGAAATAAGAGAACTAATTGAGATGAAGCGTGATTATACTCTTGCTTCTGCTCTTAATGTTTTACCGCCTATGATGATGGAAGATGATGGCGTAGTAGGTCAACCAACAACAGAACCAAATTCAGCAATGTATATTCGTCCCGGCGCTCTATACCCTCAACCATATAAAACAGGTGGTAATAGCGAGTCTGCATACAGAGACTTAGAGGCACAGAGGCAAGTAATTAGAGATGGTTATTTTACTGGAATATTCCAAGTCTTAGAAAACAGAAAGAATTTATCATCTGCGAGAGAAGTTGACCAATTAGCAGCAGATAGTTTTTCTATGCTTGCCCCATTTGTAGGTGGTATAAACAAAGAATTATCAGACCCGTTAATATCAGCCGTATTTAATTTATTAGTAGAAAATAAAATTATAGATGATTCTATTTTGGGTGATATAAATATAGACATTGTATATCAAGGTAGATTAGCAGTAGCAATGTCAGCAATGCAAGCTAATGCAATTGAAGTTACATTATCAAAATGGTCACCTCTTGAATCAATTCATCCTGTATTAGATAACTTTGATTTAGATGGTTCAGCGGTAGATTCTGCAATAGCTGCCGGCTATCCAGCTGCAAGAATAAGAAGTGATGAAGAAGTTAAACAGATAAGAGATGCCAGAAACCAAGAAGCGCAACAGGCACAGCAAGCTGAATTAGCTGACAAGATGTCTAAGGCATATAAGAATACATCAGTTGCTGCTCAACCTGATTCATTGGCAGAGACTATTGGAGAAATGATATGAAACCAGAAGAAATAATTAAAGAAAATGCAGAATACTATAAAGATGTATTTTGTTCAGCAAAAGGGTTAAAAGTTTTAGAAGATTTAAAATCATTTTGTGGATTCGAGAGAAGTTCAGTTTGCGAACAAGAACCTAATGCTTTACAGACAATGTACTGCGAGGGGAAAAGACGCGTGTATTTAAGAATATTAAGTTTAATTAAGAAAGCAGAAGGGAAAAAATAATGGAAACACAAGAAACATCAAGCGAAGAAACACAAGTTACTGAAAATCCAAGTACAACAGTAGAGTCTGGTTCATTTTCAACCGAAACAAATGAGTTAATGCAGACTAAAGGTTGGTCAACTCCAGACGATATGGCAAAGAGTTATTCTGAACTTGAAAAGTTTGTAGGTAATAGAGACTCAATTATAAAGTTACCAACAGAACCTGATAGCGAAGAATGGGGAGATATTTATAATAAACTCGGTAGGCCTGAAACACCTGACAAGTATGATTTCAAAAATGATTCTGGTATAGAGTTAGATGAAAACAGTATGGCTGCTTTTAAAGAGACTGCCCATAAAGCAGGATTAACTCAAGCACAATACGAAATAGCCGTAAAAGAGCATATAAATGTATTTAAAAATCTTGCAGAAAAAGGTGAGAATCTTAAAAAAGAAGAAGATGCAAAATACGAAGCTGAATTAAAAGCTTGCGATGAAGCATTAGCTAAAGACTGGGGAGAAGAGAGGAATGCTAATACTGTTAAAGCATTAGAGTTTGCTAAAGAGTTTAAACTACTTGAACTGTTAGAGAAGAAAAAACTGGATAGTGACCCAGAAATAATAAGAGCTTTATATGATTTAAATAAGCTTAGAGGTGAAGATGGTATTAAGACTTCGAGTGTAACTCAAAAATTAAGTCGTGAAGAAGAACTAAAAGCAATAGCAGATAATCCAGCATGGAATGATAATATGCACCCTGACCATGAAAAGGTACATGCGAAATATCTTGAGCTTATGGGAATAGGTGGATAAGCTTAAACGCCCCACAAGATAATGGTAGCCCATTCGTCTAAAAGACGTTAAATCCAGCGATAGCCCTTATAAGGACAACTTGAGCGACAATTGACAATATTATTTTTTTAAGGGCTATTAAAATGGCAAATCCAAATTATGAAGATGCTTTTGTACTTGCTTATACAAGTGGGTATAAAAACATTCCACAAGAAACAAAAAATCCTTTTGAGGGTTATGTTACACAAGTTCCTCTTAAAGGCGAACAGATGTCGTTTGATGACATTGGCACAACTACGCTCAAAAAGAAAACTACTAAGTTTGCAGACGTAGACCACTCTGACAGAGATTTCAGGAGACGATGGTTATTCCCTGAATTCTACTATGATGCTATACTTGAAGACAGGCAGGATAAGATAGCACAACACACTGACCCACAGAGTAAGTTTATGCAAAGTCAGATTTTCGCTGTTGAGCGTCAGAAAAGAGATATTATCTTAAACGCTTTCGATGCTGCTGTAACTGGTGGTAAGAATCCTGGTGATATTTCTGGTGGTTATACATTTACAAACACAGCCATAAGCAATGCTGATGGTCGTACTGTTGTGCATGACACTGATATAGATGGTGCTGCTGGTGGTACATCGACTGGCCTTACAATTAACAAGCTTATTCTCATTAGAGAAAAGTTTGCTACTCTTGGCAATGAAGATGGCCTTCCTGTAAATCTCTGTTGTTCTTTTAAGCAGAAATCAGACTTGCTTAGAGAGGCAGAAATTCAAGGTACTGATACATCAGAAGTAAAAGCTCTTGTAAATGGAACAATCAATAGGTATATGGGAATCAATTTCATAAATACCAATGCCATTACTAAGGGAACTAACAATGATGCTGATGGTGATACAAATGTTTACGAGTTATTTGCATGGCTGAATGATGGTATTCAAGCTGCATGGCATTTAGCACCTACGTTTAAGATTGATTATTTGCCAGAAAAAGTTGGTGAAACATGGCAAATAAAGGTTGACTTTGGTGGTAATGCAATTCGTATGAATGAAGATATGGTTTTAAAAGTAGAATGTGCTTAAAATTAAAAGTATTTAAATTTGAAAGGTATAAATTATGGCAGCACTAACAACCGCTAATGGCGTAGAGCAAACAAAATACGCCGCTGGTGGAATCGCTAATATGGTAGCTAAACTTTGGAATAACGACATTAAATTCGCTTATGACAAATATACGTTACCAGCTACTGATACAGCAGCAGCAGGTTTTGTTATATCAATGGGGCGTCTTCCTAAACATGCAATAGTTCTTGGCTTCTTGTGGTCTGCTACTGCAATGGGTGCAGCGATGACAGCAGATGTTGAAATCGGTGGAGTGGCAGCTACTGCCGCTGAGGCATTTACTGATATGACATCAGCCACACAGCAGTTTGTTTTGTCTACTGGAATATTTCCATATACTCCATTGACAGCAGATTCTGCTATTACAGTAACTACTGCGGCTCAAGCTTTTGCACCAGAAGCAACAGTAACACTTACGACTCTTTATGTAATGGACGTTTAATTTGTTTAAGGGGTGTGGTTAAAACCCACACCTCTTTATTTTGAGGTATAATTATGGCTCTTACAGATGAACAGGTTCTTCAAAATGAAGCTTTAGGCCTAATAGGTGAGTATGAAATAGAAGATGGAGATACTTCTTCTAAGCAGTATCTTTTATGTGAAAGATTTTATGAATTTGCAAGAGATAGAACTTTAGTATCTCATTTGTGGAATGAAGCAGAAGCAATGAAAACTATTCCACAAGAAAAGTATTCACCAATATTTGGATATAGTTTTAAATATCCAATTCCAGATGATTGTTTAAGGGCTAAATCTATAAATGCTGATAGTTATGACTGGGACGTTAAAGCTGGATATATAGTAACAGATTACAGTAGAAGTCCTTCTTCATGGTCATCTGGTAGTGTGTACGTTGCAGGCCAATATGTTTCACTTAGTAACATAACGTATTTATGTAATGTTAGTCATACTGCTGGTAGTGCTACAAGTCCAGATATAGACGATGTAACTTGGACAACTACTGGTGGTGATTATGCAGTTATAGATTTAAGTTATATTAAGCAATTAACTGATGTAACAGAATTTTCTGAATTACTAAGACAATCAATAGTATATAGGCTTGCAACATTGATAGTTGTACCTCTGACTGGCAATATGGATAATAAGAGATTGTTACTTGAGGAATTTGAAAAAATAGTAATGCCACAGGCAAGAAGTATAGATGCAAGACAAGGTAAACCGCGTAAAGTTATATCTAATAATATTTCATGGCTTAAGAGTAGAAATTTTTAAATGACAGTGAGAATAATAAAAAATTCTGGTAATTCAGGCGAATTAGACGAGTCATTATCAGGGCGAACTGATTTAGCTAAATATTACAATGGTTGTTCCGAACTGGTTAATGGTATTTGTTTAGCTCAAGGTGGTATTGTTAAGAGAAGTGGAAGTATATTTATATCACGCACAAAATTGTTCATGCCCTGGACTATTTCTACTGATTATCCAGAAGGTATTGTTGTTAGTGATAATGGCAATTTGTATTATTGTGATACTGCACATACTTCTTGTGGTACTACGTTAGCAGATGACAGAACTGCACATTCAGATTATTGGACTCTAACATCAACAACAGAAAATGAAGGTAAGGTTAAATTATTTAGTTTTGAGTTTTCCGTTGACGATGTTCATATTTTAGAATTTGGCGAAAGATATATTAGAGTATATAAGAACAAAGAGAGAATATTTGAAACTGAAAAAACAATAGAGGGTATAACATTAAATGGAACAGATGCTGTAAGTATTGAAATAACAGGTCATGGCTATTTAACTGGTGACACAATTAAGTTTTCAGATGTTAGCGGCACAACACAATTAAGCAATAATGAATATATTATAATTAAGACTGATGCAGATAATTTTACTTTATACAATACTGATAGTAGTGATTTTTCTGCATGGACAGGTTTTGGTACAACTAAAAAAATATATGAGATAACATCGCCTTATACTTTAAGTGAGGCATTTGAAATACACAAAGAACAATCGGCAGATGTTATGTATATTGCTCATTCATATCATAATCCATATACACTTACAAGGTTAGCAGATGATAATTGGACGATAGCAAGTTCACAGATAACTAACGGTCCGTTTTTATCAGAAAATACAGATGCTGATGGAAAATTAACATTTTCAACTAATACTGCACCTGTTCACGGCTATTCAGAAGTTGATGTGACAGGAACATTGACTGCAAGTGGTACAGTTGATGGTGTCGCATTAGCACCATTTAAGCAATCGCATGTTGGTTCTATATGGCTATTAAAGAACACAAGAAAAGATAATGCAACTGACACAGAAGATAATACAACAAATACTGCACCAACAAATTTAGATAATGCTATAAGAATTAAAGGTAATTTTTCATTTAAGACTACTGAATTTACTGCTGGTACTGATTCTGTAAAGTTATGGCGTAAAGAGGGAAATGGCGAATGGGTAGAATATGAAACATTTTTGAGTGCTACTTCGTATAGTTCAACAGAAACTTATGACAATGTTTACTATGCTTTTACTACTTCTGCGGGGGCCACAACGGTTAATCAATTAACTGCAAAAGACCAGAACAATTATGGTGTAGTAGAAGTAACAGGATACACGAGTTCTACTGAGGTAAGTGTTAAAGTTAAGACTGCGGTATTTAATGAACTTGATAATCCAGTTGCGAATATATCTGCTATTGATGACAATAATCCTGATGCTAATCATGTTGAAATAACTACTAATCCTGCACATGGATTTAGTGTTGGAGATACTGTTGATATAGTAGCTACTGGATTTGATGCAACAGATGTAGTAATAACATCAGTTCCAGATGCAACTCATTTTATTTACGAAAGTACAGATGTAGGCGGCACTACAACAGGTACAGCCACGAGAACTGCCACAGCTACCGCTAATGAATCAGAGACGTCTATGTGGGCAGAGGGTGCATGGAGTGCGTATAGAGGTTTTCCGAGAACGGTAGCGTTTTATGAACAGAGATTATATTGGGCAAGTACAACATATAATCCTCAAACATTATGGGGTTCTGTTGTTGGAGAATACCTAAGTCATTTAACCGGTACAGTAGAGTCTGATGCAATTATTTTACCTATTGATAGTGGTGATATATCTCAAATACAATGGCTTAAAGCTAAAAAGACTATAATAGTAGGCACTGCAAGTATGGAGTTTGTTGCAAGTGCTACTAATCCTGATGACCCAATGACAGCGATAGACAAGAAAGTAACACCACAATCATATATAGGTAGCAATAATTTACAGCCTATAATATTAAGTGATGGGTTATTTTATTTCCAGAGACAGGGTAAAAAGTTAAATGTAATGACTTATTCGTATGAGACTACATCTTATAAGTCAGAAGATGCTACTATTTTATCACCTCATATATTTGAAGATAATTTACCTACTACCATAGCGGTGCAGAGAACACCTAATTCAACATTATGGATTACAAGAGATGATGGTACTTTGTGTTCATTTGTTTACGAACCAGGGGAAAGTGTTTTTGCTGCATGGTCGAGGCATGTAACTGGTTCATCATTATTGATACCAGTAGACAAATATGAGTCAGTAGCGGTAACACATGGTACAGAAGAAGACGAAGTATGGGTATCAGTTAAAAGAATTATTAATGGTGATGAAGTTAGATATATAGAATTACTTTCATCGAGATACGTAGAAAACGAAGATGAAGCTATAATGTTAGATTCAGCAGTGGTTGCCACATCGAGTGGTGCGGTTGGTGATATAATTTTAGCATCTGACACTGTAAGATTAGGGTCAGGATTATTAGGTTCGGGACTATTAGGTGGAGTTCCAAGTTAAAGGAGTATTATTATGGCATGGCCGGTAAATGGTGTAACAGATTGGTGGACAAAGATAAAAGCAATGTTGAGTGTTTCACTTGCAGACGATGGAAAGATTAAAGATGGTGCAGTAATGGAATCTGGTGCAGCACCAACGGCAGACGCTGGTGTCTCTAATAAAAAATATGTAGATGACCAGATAACAAGTGCTGTGGCTGGGACAGGTTTCTTTCACGCTTCCTCTGCTACAATTTTTAATACACATCTTACCACAGCAAATACATTTCAAAATTTAGATATTGCTACGGAAGCTGGAATAACGGCTACATCAATGTTAGTGTTTTTACAAGTAAAGTGTAGTGGTTCTGGTGTATTTTTTATTAAGCCAAAAGGAGAAGGAAGTACGGTTACTGACCATACTATGTCAGGTTATACTGGAGGTGGTAATTGTCAATTTGGTGGTACTAACCGTTATAGTTATTTTACTATGGCAACAGACACAAGTGGTATTATCCAAATTGGTGCAAATACGAATTCAGATACATTTACAATAAAGTTATTAGGATATATAAGATGAAAAAGTTAGGCAGAACAAATAAAGGTGTGATAATAGAAATGACACCTACTGAATTTTCAATGTTAGCAGGCAAAGCCTTTTCAAATATTCCAGAAGGCACAGAAATAAGTTTAAAAAAAGTAAAGGCTGCTATTAATTTAAGAGATAAGAATATGCCTAAAATAAAAGAATTAGTAGCTTTAGCTTCGGGGCTTGAATAATGTCGTTAGTATCACACTGGAAATTTGACGATAATCTTGCAGATAAAGTTGTATTAGACGATATAAATACAAATAATGGCACATCTTTTCGTAATACAAATTTAATGTCTGCTATAAGTATCATTGATAAGGGATTTGATTTTGATGGTACTAATGATTATGTAACTGTTGCAAATGATTCAAGTTTAAACTTTGGTGCTGATACAGATTTTAGTTATGCTGGCTGGTTCAAAACATCAAATACAAATCCTTCACAAATAATACTTATACAACTTAATAGTTCATCAGGCTGGCCTAATAAAGTGGTTGCAGCATACATAACTTATGGTGTTAAGCTTCAATTTTTAATAGGCGATGCAAGTAGTCATGTTCAAATAACATCTCAAACCTTTACTCTTGGCAAATGGCATCATTGGGCTGTAACTTGTGATAGAGATGGCGATATGACTATGTATATAGATGGGGTTGCTCAAAATGATGTTAAAAGCATTGCCAGTATAGGAGATTTGGATAATGAAGTTGAATTAGTAATAGGTGCTAACAAAAGTTATAGCCAAAAATTCACTGGTATATTAGATGATATTCATATTTATAATACAGCTTTAACTAATGATGAAATAAAAAATCTATATGAAACAGGCTCTATTGACCCTTTACCTGATTCGTCTGATTTAGTTTGTTACGTTCCAAATCATGGATACGCGGATAATCAATTAGTATATGTATCTTGGCTTGGTGGATATTACTATATAGATGACCCTACCATTAATTCATTTAAACTTACATACGGCGCAGGTGGTGCTAATATCGAATATACAACTGATATTGTAGATGGATATGTAAGAGAAGAAGCTGGTGGTGGTTCAACTGTAATATCTGGGCTTGAGCATTTAGAAGGTGAGACTGTAAAACTTATAGCAAGTGGTTCAGTAGTATTAACTGGTGAAGTATCTTCTGGTCAAATTTCGTTTAGTGGTACAGTATATAATTATGCAGTTGGTATTCCATATACAATGAAAGTAAAAACTACACGATTAGAGTTAGTACCAACACCAGGAACTACTCAAGGAAATATTAAGAGAATAGAGGAGATTAAAGTAAGATATCTAAAAAGTAAAGGTGGTAAAGTTGGTCAGCAATATGGCGATAAAACTTATCTTAGCAATTTAAATTGTGATTTTAATAAAAAGTCTAAAGATGCTTCTATACTGTGTACTGGTGGTTTCGATTCTGACGCCTATATATTATTACAATCTGATGAACCATATCCGTTTACATTATTAGCGTTTATGACTAAATTGGACGTATTACAATGAGAAAAATAAAGTTTAAAGCGTGTCATGCACAAAGCATTTTAAGTAATGCTACGGAAGATATACGTCAAAAACTTGATATTGATAAATTAAAGCTGCTTGAAAATGCAGGGCCTTGTCATACTTGGCTTGATAGTGATGGTATAATTGGTTGTGGTGGTGTAGTGATAATGCCTAATGACATTGGAGAGGCGTGGTGTATAGTTGACAATAATATAACATTTAAGAGAAAGAGATTGTTATTAAGAGGTGCAAGAAAGTTCTTAAAAGATGTACTTGATTTTTGTAGCTTAGAATACTTGCAAGCTACGTGGTCTGATTCCTTTGATGAAAAAATAAATTGGCTTAAACATCTTGGTTTTAAGAAGACTAATATCCAAGGTATCCAGTCAAGTACAATATATATACGGAGGTTTTGATGATTATAGCTGCGATAGCCGTAGCAACAGCACTATCAGCTTCATCGCAAGCACAGGCCGCTACTGCTGCCAAACAACAGGGCAAGGCACAACAAGCCATATATGAATATAACGCTCGTCTAAAGGAAGCAGAGGCTCGTAACGTAGAGCGACAAGCACAGATAGACGAAGCACGTAGAGCAGAGCAACAAAAGGCAGTTCTCGGACACCAAAAAGCTACATTTGCTAAATCAGGATTTTCAATAGAAGAGGGAACATCCGTAGATATAATGGCAGATACATATGGAGAATTTGCTGTTGATAGAGCTTTAATTTTAAGAAAAGGTTTAATAGATGAAATGAAGTTAAAATCTGGTGCTGAAATCGATAGGTATCAAGGTCAAGTCGCTAAACAATACGGCAAAAATATGGCAAGAGCTGGATACTTAGGAATGGCAGGAACTATTGCTGGTGGAGTTGCCAGTGCGTATTATGTTGGTAATTCAGCTACAAATAGTGGCATGTCATTTGACCAAATGGCTAAGAAAGCAGATAAATGGTTGTCGACGCCGTTACCATAAAAGGAATAATATGTCATTAGTAAGACAATATAGAAGTACAGAAAAGTATGCAACAGGAGTAGGGTCTGCACCCTTTACAAATATAAGAACAAACACAGGAAAAGGAGAACTTGCTTCTGCTGCTGCTAATCTCGGTAATAAATTAAGTAATATAGTTGTTGGTCTCGCGCAAAAAGCACAGAGGGCTGATGATATAATAGCATCAGCTGAAACTGCAAGAATACAGAAAATTGCTGAATTACATTATCAAGAAAAAATAGACAATGACCCAGACACTAATAATTATAAGAATTATTTAAGTGAATACAATAAAGAGATTTCAGAAGGAACTTCTGGATTAAAATGGGGAACTAAATTAGCTAAGCAAAAGTCTAATGTAAATCTCAAGACAGGAATGGAAATATTTGCTGCAAGAGCTAATTCTGGAATAGTTAAACAGAAAACTAATGAGGCTTTAATTATTGCTACAGCTAATTTTGATGAAGCTATGTCGTCAAGTGATAGTATGCCTGGGCAGGAGTCCGCAGAAGAAGCATTAAAATTTTTAGGCGCAATTGAAAACCTAAAAGATGCACTTGAAGCTAAATACTCTTCAGATGTTGCCGAACCTCTTTTAAATGATGCAATAGAAAAAGGTGAAAAAAAGAGAACTAAAAATGCAATATTTTCATCTATTCGTACGGCTTCTGAAACTCAAGACCAGGACAACTATAATATAACAAAAGAGTTAATAGATAAATCTACATTAAATCCAGAAGAAAAATATAGACTTGAAAGAACTCTTGATGCAAGTATTAGTTCTGTTAGGCAAAAGAATACAGATAAAACAAAAGCATATATTGAAGAACAGTCAGGACAAATTGGTCAAGCATTTTCTCAAAATCAGCCATTAACTAATGTTGAAAATTTAAGTCCACAAGTACAAGAAGCACATGACAAACTAACAGAGAGACAAGGAAACAATACGTTAGATGTTGGAGACGATATACTTTATGATTTTATGCAAGACAAGGTTAATTTAGGGAAATATTTATCACAAACTGAATTAACAGATGCTTATGCAGATGGTTTGTCAACAGAGCAATATTTAGCATTGAAACAATCTAATGAAGATAATAAGAAATTAACTGGTGTCCAAAAAGAAAGCTTTGATATATATAAAGCAAATGTTCAGTCAAGATTAAAAGCAGTTAAAGCTATAATACCTAAAGTTTCGTTAGAAAATGTTCCTCGTGTTCAAGAAACTATAAAGGGATTTGAAAAGAAAATATATAGAGATGTAAAAGCTATGGTATCGTCTGGAGAAGAAGGTATTAAGATAGATAATTATATTGCAAATGCTTTTGACTCTAACACTGAATCTATGTGGCGTGGCTGGTGGTCGAGAAAGTGGCATAAAGGCGCAGAAGATTTCACTAAAGAAATTCAAGATTTAGATAATTGGGATAAGAGAGCTGATGTTCTAATGGAACTTCTAAAATCAGGCGAAGATATGTCGAACGTGAATGACTTAATAGAAAAATGGGATAGAGATACGTACATTACTGAAAGTTCTTCATGGCAATAAACAGAATACAGTTAAGAATAAGACAAGATAATTTAATTAGTTACAATAAAACTGTTGCTGATAGATTAAAAGCTGGTATATCGCCTGATGATATGGTTGATAAAAGTCATTTATCTAAAAACATGTCACCTACGAAAGTTCTAATTGCAAGTAAATTAGCAGAAACTTACATGACAAATGTTGGTACTGCGTATGAGTTTATGCCGCATATTATTGAACAAGCATACGGGAAAGACGCAGACGATAACAAAGTATTGATGGACTTATATGAAACTTCTAAGCCATTTAGTGTAAAGCCAAAATACAATACAGAGATGATTAACAAGCAAATAGAAGAAGAAGCTAAGGCTATTGATAAGATAAAATCTGAAAATATAAATATGAATCAGATAGACCTTGACAAATACTACGAAAAGATAGATGAGCTTGCAGCTAAAGCACCTGATATAGATGAGTGGTATAAGAACATAGACCAGAATATAGCTAATGAGGGTTCTGCTATGTACACTATGTATTCTAATGCTTATTGGTCTTCTGACCCTGAAAAGCAAGAGTTCTTTGACGAGTATTCTTCTGCTGAAACAGAAAAAGAAAAATCTAAAATTAAGATAAAAAGATATACTCAACTATTAGAACAGAGACAAGATAAGATACGCAAGTTTGAAAACTGGGAACAAAAGCAAAAAGAAAGAATACTTGAACCTCAAAGTCAATGGACAAAAAAGATAAGAGCATTTGAAAGTGGTGGTGCAAGAATAGATATTGCTGCTATGGATATAGCTTCTAATGTAATTGGTCTTGCCGGTAAGATATGTCATTCTAAGAGTATGGCGGAAACATCAGATGGTTTAGCACAAATGTCTCATGCTTGGCATAAAGCACTTGACGACCCTGATTTGCATTCTCAAGCTAATGGTGCATTTGACGAAATGACTAATTCTCTATTTCAAAACGTACCATATATATCTCTTGCAACTGTATCATCTATCGCAACAGGAGGTTCTACTGCTGCCATATTTTTGTCATCAGCTGCTTATGAGGGGTCTGGCATATATCACGACTCTATATCACAAGGCATTCCAGATGGAGAGGCTAAGATTAGAGGTTTTATTGGTGGTGTAATAAATGGTGCTTTAGAATCCGCCGGCGGTGGTGCTACTAAATATCTACCTAAGACATTTGGCAAAAAACTTGCTGGAATTGCTGGCACAATGACCAAAAATATGTTCAAAGAAATATTTATGGAGGAGTTGCCACAAGAGGTAGTTTCTACTATACTCAGTAAGCAAGTACCATATAATGAAGATGGCACTTTAAACTGGAACGAAATAACTGATAGGGTTATTAGATTAGCAAGAGATACTGCTTTTATGTCATTTATAATGACATCAGTAGGTACGACTGTTGAATTAAATAATGATATAAAGTCTGGTAATAAGTCTGCTGCTGCCGAAAAGGTAATCCAAGCATGGAATGATTTACAAGAGGTATCTAAAAATGAGACTTTTGGTAAAGGATTAGGAACTGGCGAAAACCTGCTCACACAGACTGAGTCTGACGTACAAACGCAAGGAACTGAGACCAATGGGGTGGGTGCGAAAGAAAAGCCCTTAGAAGCGAAGCAGGGCGTTCGTGGGGGTGAAATTAAAGTATTTAGGGGTGATTCCGTAAAGATTGACCCTTCTCAATTTGACCTCAATAGGGCAATGGGTGAAAATATAAAAGATTTAGGTGGTATATTTGCTGAAGGACCTGGTGTTTATTTCACAACAAATAAAAAGACTGCTCAAGGTTTTGGTAAAAATGTAAGTGAACGTAATATTCCTACTGAAAAATTTATTGACCAAAAGACTGCTCCGTTGGATAGAACGAAAATAGAAAAAATAATTGATTCATTTGATGCAGAAACCGTAGAGTTAGCTGCAAGTAATTGGGCGGAAGATTTTGAACATGGAAAGCAGTTGCTTATAGATACGATTATGGAAGAAGAAACAGCGTTTGACCAGTTAATAGGAATTTGGGCAGAAATAAGCTATCACCAAAACCCTGAAACATTTGTTGATATAATGGTTAAAAATGGAATTGACGGGACAATTGTAGATAAAACTGGAGAGCAATATTTAATTGTCTATAATAAATCGTTATTAGAGCAATACGCCGCCTCCGCGAAGCAGGATGTTCCTAATGACAATGTTAAAACCAAGCAATTATCCAATACATTAGATGTTAAGACACCAGACACAAATACAGAAATATCTGAATTGATAGATGCTGCACCAAGTTATGGCGTATTTCAGAATGAAGATGGTAAATATTCGGTAATCGACTGGAATACTCAAAAAGAGATAAAGTCTGGAATGGAACGTGAAGAAGCACAACAAATGTCAAGAGATATGAATGCTGCACAAACGCCGGATACTCTTGCAGAAGCAGTACCAGACTCTGAAATGATACTTACAACCACATTTAATAACCTTATCTCACAGGTTTTGGGTAAATCAAATACCATGAGACAAGCTGCTATTAATGGTGCTAAGCATATACTTGCAATACATAAAGATATATATATCCAGGCCAAAAAGATATTGAAGGAAGTGTCAATTAATAACAGGCAGCGTAATGCGATTCTTAAAAGACTATCAGAAGCTAAGAATGACAAACAGAGAATGGAGGCTATTTCATATATCATAGCAGTATCTGATAAGCAACATCAAATTAACGCTATTGCTGAATACAAAAAGATTAGGAGTATGGTAAATCGTGCTTCTAAATTACGTAGAAGAGATGGTGGTATTCCGGCTCATATTTATAATGATATTTCAGAGTTGATGAAAGGTTATTCTCTATTATCAAGTGAAAGAATCAATGCTCTTAAACGTTCTAAAACTTATCTTGACGGTATAAGAAAAAATACAGGTGATATAGTATCTGAAAAAATTGCAGTAGCTTTAATGCCAAAGTCATTACTCAAAAGTCTTGAGAATATAGATGCCCAGAGACTTCAAGAAATGACAGCAGAGGAGATAACAGACCTAAACTCGTCTATAAGACAATATCTTAAAAACGCACAAACATATAATAGACTCATCGATGCCCAACAATTAAGAACAGCAAAAGCTTTTATAGACTACCATGTAGCCAATATAAAGTTCCAAGATAAGTATAAGATAAATGATGAAATACCTCGTTCTGGTACTGCTAAAACGCTTTATAATTCTTTATTAGGCTCTGGAAAAGATGATTTTTACACGTTAGCGACTAAAATCTGGGGTAAAGAAGGCTTTGGAATCAATCTTAAAGTTATGAGAATGAGAAGAAAAATTAACAAGATAATGCTATCTCTCGAAAACATACAGCAAGAAGTTGCAAATGAGATAGGAATTGATGAGTTAAGTACATGGTCTGATGATATGAGTTTCTTTGAAAGCAAACTTGGTCAGAAGATAGAGGACAAATTTGGTAGCAATGTAATAAATTATACTTTCAAAATTGGGAATACTTCTGTTGATTTTACTATGGCAGAATTGATTAGTTTCTATATGGGTTCGGGAGACCAATATTGGTTTGGTCAAGCAGTAAAGAATGGTATTGGAACTGCTAAAAAGGGAATGGAATTCAGAGAAGTTGGTAAGATAAACGAAGATACAATTAGAAAAATGATTACGATTGTAGAGACCAACCCATCTGCAATGAAATATATCGGCGCACTTGAAAAGATAGTTTCAGTTTCTCAAAAATTACTTAATCAGACAAGCCGTAAATTACACGGAATAGATATAGCTACAGTTAAAGATAGGTGGCATGTAGAGTATGTACCTGAAAAGGGTGTTACTGGTACTCAATTTGTAAGAGAATCTATTGTAGACGAAAATGGCGCATTAAAATCAAGGACATCGAGTAATAGGCACGTAGTCATTAGAGATGTATTTCAAGTACTTGCAGAAGATATCAGAGTTGTTTCAAATTTTGCAGGTGGAACTGAAACACTTATGGAATTAAGAATGCTATCTAATTCTACAAGTTTTAATGCCGCGATGAAAAAAGCAGGACAATCAGATTTAGTAGATGACTTCAATAATAGAATAAAGGCAACACAGAGAGATGTTATGATGCCTCAATCTAAAATAGTTAGATTATTTAGCAAACTGTCATCTAATGTTCGCAAAAATATATTAACAGGATTACAAGTAATTGGTGTACAGCCATTATCTATAATGTTATATCACACAGAGACAGAACTTAAATATATGAAAACTGCTGTATTACCAATGAATTCGTCTATATATAGTGATGTAATGGCAAACTGGACAATGGGACAAATTAGAGAATCTGGCAAAAGCAACCAGTCTTCTATTGTCTCTCACAGTGGTATACGAAAAATGGTTACTGGTAAAGGAACATCTACTGATGTCCAATTAGCACCTCTACACAAAGGCGATATGTATGGTATTACAAGGGCTGCTAAGATAACAATGTCAGAAATGAGCGATAGTAACCTTAGTGGCTTAGCTCTTAGTTGGTGGCAGGATTACGGTGTAGACCCATCACAGCTTGAATATGGAACACAAGAATTCTGGGACGCATTTAACGATAGGGCTGACTGGTTAGCGACTCTTACGCAACCAATGTTTAATCCTGAAAATAAGTCAAGTTATGCTAATTCTGACAATGCACTATTGAGAGAGTTTTTTGTATTTAGAAGTTTCGTAGAGCAATTACTTAGAATACCTGCAAGGCAAATAGCACTTATGAGATACGGTCAAATATCTAAAAAAAGAGGTGTTACTAATATTGCTAATGCTCTCGTATTGGCATCTATTACTAAAGTTTTAGTTCAGACATTTATTGGTGCTGCACTTGGTAAGAAGAAAGAGGCAAAAGAAATATTAGCTGAAATGGTAACTGCACCATTATCAATATTACCGATAGTGGGTTATCCTGCACAGAAATATGCAATGAAAGCAATGGGGATAAATACTTTTACCCCATCTTTTTCTACTGTTGGAATGATGACTATTAGTAGTATCTTTAGACATATAGGCGGCATTGCTACTGGAATAGGATATTTGTTTGATGATGAGTATATTAGCAGTGGTAAATACAGAGGCGATAAAAAGTCAACTAAAGCATTTAAAGAAAACCTGCCAAAGATATTAAAAGACTTCTTAGTAATACGTGGAATACCAGTAAGGGCTATTGACCAAATTAAGTGGTTTGAAAATGAACCGGAAAAACGATAAAAGGGAACAACGTGGAAAACAACACATGCGATTTAAACAGAATTTATGACAAGTTAGATAAAATGGGTTTAGACATTGCTTCTACTAAGACTGACATTGAAGTAATAAAGATGAGATTTAATATGATACCACCTGCGCCACAAAGACCTTGCGAAGCCCTTGAGTCTCACCTTAAAGAGCATGAAGAGACTAAAGCTACCTGGCGTAGACCAATTGTTAGTGCTGTTGTAGAGACTGTTAGATTTGTTATATTTGCTGTTATAGCTTATATTATAGCTATATGGAAGCGGAATCCTTAGAATGTTTTACTTGACAAAAATGAAATTTATATTAAGGTTTAATTGAAATGAGCATTAAAAATAGATATAATTATGGAAATGTTGGTGGAACTACTCATTTAGTTGTAGCTGCTTCTGACTCGTCTAATTCTGATAAAGAAGTAGCAGATTACCAGTGTGACGGATTATCAGACGAAGTACAAATAAATAGTGCATTTGCTTCTGCTTCTAATGGAGTTCATGTTCATCTTGCTAAGGGTACTTATGAAATTTACAATTCTATTCATGTACTTTACAGCAAGAGCATCTTTACGATGGACAAAAACGCTGTTATCAATGTTAATCAAGCTCAAACTACATTAGCTGTACAGCCTGCTGTTGATGCTTCTACGATTACAGTTGCTGATGGAAGTGGCTTTGAAGCTGGTATGTATATTAGAATTTCAGATAATGCCCATTGTAATGTAAGAAGGGTGGCTTCAATTACTGATAATGTAATAACATTAGGAGAAGGTTATTTTTCCTCTGAAACAGGGAATCTTGCTGTTACTTATGCAGTAGGTAGTGATGTTGTAGTCGTTTACGATGCTGTATTTGTAGGTAATAAATCAACGGATACCAAATTTATTACATTGGATGGTATAAATATTGATGGTCAATGGGACGAGTTAGAACCTGCTGACGGGGCAGAAAATGGTATGACAGACGATGGTTCAGAGAAAACGGACTACTATTTAAACGGTATTCGTATCCTAAGAACAGATAATATTTTAATACAAGATTGTCATATTGTAGATGTTTTATATAATTCTATATTATTTCACGGTGGTAGTTTAAGTGGTAGTAGTCGAGTATTGAATAACAATATACTTACTTCTTCTCCTTATTCACAATCAAGAGGTATAGCACATGAAGCAACAGATAATTACTTTATCATAAGTGGTAACATAATTGAAACTTCCGCCAGTACAGCAGATTTAACAATGAATAATGGTATATATGTTAATAGTTCTGAAACATACAATTATGGTGTTGTAAAAGATAATTATATTAAAGGTTGGTATTTAGGTATAAATTTCTTTGGTGGAAATCAAAATTTATCAATAAAAGATAATAAGGTAATTGCATGCACTTATATTGGTATGCAATTTATTAAAACAAATTATAGTGTGATTTCAGGTAATACAGTTGACATGCGTGGAGGTGGTTTAAATGGCATATATTTCACTTATAATTCGCCATATTGTAACCGTTGTATTATTGCAGGCAATAGAGTATTGAATGTAAACAGTGGTTATAAAGGTATGCAGATTTATGGTGCACACCATACGATTATAGATAATTACATACATACATCTGGTACTATGGGCAATGCTATAGATGTACAGAGTACCTATAATAATAGAATAGAAGGAAATGTTGTTACAGGTAACACAAATGTTGGTGTTGGGAAGGAAGTTACGGTTTCCGCCCTTGCATGTGAACCGACATGTAATAATGTCATCAATTCTTTTGGTGGTGCTGTTGCTGCAACCTTAGCGGACGGCTCTAATATTGGGCAGATTATTGTAATTAGTATGCGTAATGCAACAAATTCGAGTACACTTACTATTGATCATCATGCAACATCAGACCCAGAAGTAGTTACATTTGATGCTACAAGCGATTGGATTGCTTTGCAGTGGTCAGGTGTAGAGTGGTTGACGATAGGTACTACTTGTACATTCCCATAAGAAAGCAGATGAGTAAATGATAGATAAACAAAAAATAATAAATAGAATGATTAAGAAAGTTGGCAATAAATCTATTGCTAAGTTCAATGTCGATAAAGTAAATAAACTTGATGCTGAACATAAAGCCCATCTTATGAAGTTCCCAAAATATTATAAGAAGATAGTGTTAGCTCGCATAGAAAGTAAGAGACAAAAAATCATAGAGAAATCAATAGTACATCAGTTATTTATAGCTTTAAATTCTCTTACTACAAAGAAAGTATATAAAAAATTAACGAGTGGCCTTGTTGTTGTAATGACATTAAGATTAGTAATAGGCTCAATTTGGTATATCATAAAGCGTATTATAAAGAGAACTGTATGGCTAATAACATTGGGGTATTATGGATAGTAAAATAGAACCTATAGAAAAAGAATCGTTAGATAAAAACTCTTACATAGATGAGATATTGAGGTTACAAAAAAGCGGTAATATAACTATTGAACAAGCTGCCAAATCTCTTGCACAATTAAGCATCAGTCCTGAAGTTAATCAGAGAACGCTCGACTGGGCTAAGAAATTTCCGAGATATATTAGGAAGCGTGCTATTGCAAAGAACTATCGTAACACAATGGATAGTCTTAAACCAGCGGTAATTAAAGCTTATGACAATTTGAAGATACAATTAAGAGATACAACCGATGGTATGAAAGTTAGTAATGATACTTTAGAGACTTTCATACTCGATACCATAATGACTTATTTGGAAGATAACGATGAGTAAATTAGTCATGTTTGCTGGTGGAATTGGAACACAAACTGGTACAGGTCTTCCTCCTATTATTATTGATAAAACATTATGGGATTATATGCTTGCCAATGGTTATGGTGCTTCTGATTTAATGGATACGAATGGACTGGAATTTGTAAGCTATACTTCTACAACTATTACTTATGGGGCAGGTGATACAACTTATATAGATGGTGATTTTAGCGATTTAGCAATGGTAGTTGCTTTGGGACAAGGGTCTGTTTATATCTATGTTAGTGGTATGACACAAGAAACTAATAACACAAAGAGTGGTTACTTCCCAGTACAATCTATAACAGGAACATCTAAAGTTACTATTGGTAATACAAATCTATATGGCGAAACGCTTGATGTTTTCACGACCGATATTTGTAATGTTTTTGCTGGTGGTGCAGCAAATAAAGCTGGAGATAATAATATTCTTGAAAATTGTGATGCTTTTATAGGCAATGATATAGACGTAGACACTTACTCTATTGATGTTTTATATAATAAAAAAGACGAGACATTATCTACTAATGCTTCAATGGCGGCAAATTCAAGTTTACTACATCAGATTCAATTTATAGGAACGAAATATGATGCTACGGTTGCCGATAATAATTTTATAGAATTTACTAATCTTGCAGATAAGGCAGATTTCCCAGAGATAGATTGTGCTTCTTATTATTTCAAAATTGGCAATGATGATGGTACTGGACTTTGGACAAGATATAGGCATATTGCATTTACGGGGACATCCACTTCCTATGTAGTTCTTGCTTTTAATGCAAATGAAACTGTTTTTTATCAATGTTCCTTCATAAATACTAATACTGCGGCAACGGCTGGCAGAGTTGTTTATTGTTCAAGGGGTGTCCTTTTAAATTGTTATATTAAATCTATGGGTACGCAAGATGAAGATGCTGTTAAGTTGGTAGCATTTTCTTTTATGAATAGTTGCTTTATTTATTCGGATGCTGGTAAAGGTGTTTATAGTAATTTAACCGAGAGATGTAGATGCTCTAATAATATTATTGTTGGTGGTGCAAATTCCACTGATGGTATTTATTTATACGGCGGAAATACAATGTATGCGTCTGCGGCATTTTATAACAATATTATTTACGGATTTAATAAAGGAATAAATATAGCGACGCTTCCTGATTGGACTGATAATTACTCTCTTGCTATTTACAACAATATAATCTGGGGTGATAATTCTGCTGGTAGTTATGGTATTTACAATGCTGATGTGGCAACTAAGACTTGCACTATCTTTGTTGATAATAATTTTATAGGCAATGTTGATACAGAGTCTAATTTCGGAGAAAATAAAGTAGGGACTATATCGCTTACTACTATTCCATTTATTAATACAACGCCATCAGAAGCTAAAGACTTTTATCTAAATAATAATACTGGTGGAGGCGACCTTATTAGAGATAAAATGATACCTATGGATTATGATTTAGACGGGAAACAAGACAATTACACAAATGGTGTTATAATAAGTAATAATGATAAAGACACTAAAATAAGAAGATATCGATATGATTATAATTAAAGGAAATTAAAATGGGAAGTATACTAACAACAAGAATGTCGTCATTTAGAACATTAGATACATTAACTGATGCCAGCAGTGCTGTTGACTCTGACTTAGCTGCTGCCAGTGGTTTTACTATTTCAGTACCAGATGGTGCAACAGACTTAAAAGTTGACGCTGGTGCAGGCTATGAGAGTTACGCTAATGGTGTAGTGTTAATCTTAAATGCACAAGGTGCTGCTGATGGTGATACATTAACACAGAAGATATACGGGATAGCCGAAGGGGGAGCGCCACAGTTGATATGCTCTATCGTTTGGACTATCGGTACAGCAAGGGTAGTTGCTGCCACTGCTGACCATCTGTGGGCTGATACGGCAGTTGTGACAGATACGCATATAACTACGGTTGGAACTGGTGATGACAGCGGTAATAACAGAATATCATGTGTGTCATTCGATTGTACAGGATTTAGATATCTATATAGCTTAATAACAGCACAAACTGGAGACCCAACGCTCGTAACAAGCTTATATAGATATTATTGATTTCATCCTTCTCTTTCTCAATGTGCGGTCGATTAGCGTTGGCCGCACGTTTTATTCTACCTACCTCTGCCAGTCTTACGAGTAGTCTTAACTTTCGTCCCAACTTTCAACCTTGTGAAATCAATCATTTTCTTTTTTCCTTATATTGTGTGAATTTAATGGTAATGTAATTTCTTTGCTCATTTATTTCCTCGCTTTCGGGTATTCCCTAATCTGTAAATCTTCCGGGAATTGGTTAATATCTTTACAAACCTTGCTGTCGATTTACATTTGCGGCATTCCATTATATTCATCTTTCGTTAAAAGTACTTTGAAACCTCTTTATCATCTCTTCAAATTCACGTTTATTTATTTCTATTCCCATTTCATAATAAGCTCTCATCAGTCTACTGGCATCTAATAGAGTAAATATTTGAGGTGGTATTCTCTTTTTGCTATTTTCTGACCTTCTGTTTTGTATATCCATTTGATTGCTTATAATTTAACTTTCTTTCCTTATTGATTTTCTTCTATCATTTAAAAAATACCCCGCCCGCATGTTATATGTTTTGCTTATTATTTAAACGAGCGGGGTTGAAGTTTCAACGTTATGAACCGACTACTATTGACACACGACTAAACGAATCCACTCCAAAAACCTGCCGGCTTTCTCAATAATTTACCTATTACTGCTGGGGCATAATCCAACAGTCTATAATAATATATACAAATGTTGGCCATTTATTTATTAACACCTTTTATATTTCTTCCAACTAACAGATAAGTTGGGATATTCTTCATCATTTTTAGTTATTGCATATGTGTCGAAAAGAACATTTATTTTCTCAAGTGCATCTAAAAGATATTGAGCATCTTTAAGATTGGTTAAAAACATAATGCAACGCACATAATCATAACCTTTATCTGCCGGACTTAATTCTATTACTGAATACCAATCATGCTTAGTGTTTTCTATTTCTTTGTGTTTTACAATTTTGTTGTCTTTTTGTTTCATTATTCCAATCTTTATTTAAATTACCCACCATATACCAAAACCATTTCGTTCTCCGTCGATTTTGATATATCCATTTTCTATTAAGTCATTCCGTCTTTTGTGAATTTGAGCCTCTGTTAATGTCCCTCGCAAATAACCTGCTAAGTCGAAAGATGTTGAGCCGTTTCGTTTTTTAAGCATGTCAAGTATTATCTGGCAATGAGTCTTCCTGCTGCCAGACTTAGTTATTTTTCTTTCGGCTTTGCGTGAAGTATTAGGGTCTACTGTCTTTGTTGCTGGTGAAAAATCCATTACAAATTGGTTTCTATATTCCATTACTCATTCCCTTCATATATTACCAATACAAGAATAGCACACATTATTATTAGTTCTATCATGGCGTAACCTCTATTACGACTATCATTGAAAATTCTTTAGAAAATATCTCCTAAACTTCTCTCCAGTTGTTACATTTTTTCATCATTTACCTTTCTTTGACAAACTACTCAAGACTACCCTAAGCATTTTACCTACATTAGACCTACACTCATCACATAACGTATATTTATCAGTAGTATAAAATGGAATTGTATTGCGAGATTTATTAACTTCTTCAACAAGGTAGCACCAACCAAATGGCAAATTAGTTACAGTTTCTTTACCATTATAATAATGGATTTCTTCTTTTCCACAAACATCGCATTTGTTTATCTTTTTCATATCTACCACCATTCAATAAATGAATATACTTTCGTATCTATCTTACTCAATGCCTCTTCTCGGCTCGCTGCTTCGATTCTAAGCGATATTCTGGTGTCATACAGCACTTCTTTACCCATGATATGACATACTGCGTAATAGGCGTTCCTGTTGCGATATATCTCAATCCAATTCATAATACTATCTAAAGCCAAGAAGTTAGTATAAGTAGGCTTTAGTCCAATATCCATTAAGACATATCTGGCTGCGTCTCTAAACGATTTAATATTGAAACGAAAATCTTTATCCTTAGATTTCAAAAACCTTACCTCTTTTTTTCTTATTAGGCATAGACGCTTTCTTGCCAAACCACCTTAGTCCTCTGTAAATATACCATGCTCTGAATTTACTCATGCCTTTTTTAATACACATATCATATAGTAGTTTATCTGCGACTATTCTATATTTATCTCTATCAATTAAACCAAGTCTCATTAACTGATAAAGAGCGTCGTGTACCAAAGAACCTTCCATGATATTATCTGTATCTCTTATGATAAATGAAGCGCCGTCCCAAGCATACCTATTTCTGATAATCAAATTGCCATGCACTAACCTAATATACCCGTTGTCAACAAACTTGTCTAAGATTATATCTGTTTTAATCTGATAGGTTTTTAGCGTTTCATACTTATATCCTTCAAGGCTTCTGTATTTTATCATTTTTTCATTCCCGCAATCATTTCAGCTATTTCAGCCATCAAAGTCTCTACCTTAATTTCTTGCTGCTTAGACTTATTGACTTTGATATTCCAACCGCCTGGCGCATTACAGTCTAAGCCCTGATACTCTTTACCTCCAAGACTGCAATAAGATATCTTTAGTCTTTCTGGTTTGAGGTTAGCGTCTGTCTGTTCATATTTCCTATCAAATGTAACTGACGTACACCCTGATATAAGTAATATGAGTAATGTTAATAGTGTTTTCATTTTTTTCCTTTCTAATTATTACGACAGCCATACACGGCTATCAATATTGCGTCTGCGTTTGAGTGTGTTATTTTTTCATTAGGATAAAGCTGTTGTGCCTTACTCTTAGTCACATTCTTATCACCTTTAGTCATACACCCTAAAGATTTCTGCCATTTTTGAGGTGTTACGAATTCATAAGGTATCTTAAGTACAGTCAATAATCCTATCCAGAACCCTAAGTTCTTACCGAATTTAAATGATGATACTACTCCTTGTCCAGGCATTGAATGCACTTGCTCAATATATGCTTTAATATGTCTACTTGACCAAGTCCATTCATCAAACCCATCAGCAATTTCTCTTTCTGTGTTCTTATTCCACTCGATGACATCTATTAAGCTACCGTCATCTTCTAACAAGGCAGCAGAACCATTAACGCCTGGGTCAATTCCTATTGTTAGCATTTATTCTCCTTTTAGCTACTTTAAGTAATGTTTCTCTTTCTATTTTGCCATCATGTACTTGTTCATGGCATTGTCTACATAAGGCTATAAGGTTTTCTGGCTTATTAGCATCTTCACCAAGCCTACCTTTTATATGGTGTATATCTACTGCTACCTGATGGCATAGCTCACACATAATCACATCTGCCACTGTCTTATTTACGCTTTCAAGATATACCTTTGTGTGCTTTTTCATTCTATTTCCTTTATTCTCATTTTATTCATAATTTTATTACATATAGCGTTTGGTTTCCAAGAGCAAAAAAATCACCACAAGAATAACAATAAACCGTATCACCTTCACTGTAATCACTACAATAAGATTTTATTAAAGCACCACAATAAGGACAAATCATTTCTGTTCTGACAAATTTAGCAACTTTCTTATGATTCTTACATATTTTTTTTTTATTCATACTTTACTCTCCTGTCTTTACCATCTATTTTAACAATCTTAAAGCAATTAAATCTACTAAATAATCTTTCACCAATTAAAGGTTTAAGATGTTCTATGCTCAAGTTGCTGGTAGCTATTGTATGTTTTTCCCATTCAAGTCTATAATCTATTATTCTATATAACATTCTTCTGGCAAAATCGCTATTACTTTGTCCAATATCATCTACAATTAGTGTCTGCGGTGAATTATATTTGCTTAACACGTCATCTTCTGTCTTCTCAAATTGTCTAAATTCAGCCATTAAATCGTCAAACTTCACCCTGATTATGGTTCTACCTCTGATTATTCCGTATCTAAGAATAGCAATAGTAGCATAAGTCTTTCCAGTACCAGTACCACCCCAAAGGAATACGCTCTGACTGGTAAGTAATTTTGCAAGCTTTTTATTTATCTTACCGATTCTTGCTTGGCGATATAACAACGGTATCTTTTTAGCTAACTTAATTTTATCACTCCATTTTACAAGACGGCTTTTACGAAGCTCTATTCTATCTTTGCTGCATTTTTCGTTCATTAGTATTTTAGCGTCTCTTAAAGATGAACAATCTGGGCAATATTCAAAAGAAAACCACATACCAAACGCATCAGTACCATAAAATCTTGGCTCAACTACTAACCCGCAGTCTTTACATGTAGTAGGTTCAGGTTTAGACCGAGATAGTTTCACCGTACTGGCTGGATTGCGACGAGAAATCTCTTCCATCATTTGGTGCATTCCGTTCATTTTTCTTTTCCCAAACTAAAATAGTATGATAGTGGCTTTTGTATTTCTTACCTTTACTACCGATATAGTTATTAAGGTTCTCTATTCTCTTATCAGCACCTGATTTGCCAAACTTAGCAACTAATTTCTTGTGTTCATCTCCTGTTAATTTGACGAAGTCAAGATATTTAATTTTATTAGACTTTTCTTTCTTTTCAGTATGATACTTTTTTTCGTGTTCTTTTATTGCTGAAAGAATTAAATATTTATATGCTTTAATCATTTTATTTCCTTTATTATTCGTTTCCTTCAATCCGCTGGCCTACTTCAATCCAACCACCAGATTTAATCCCTCTATCAGCTTTAATTGATTCGCCAACTTCAATATATTCACCCGCTTCAATTACCCCGCCAGCCTTAATAGACCTGCCTGCTTCAATATATCTACCAGCCTTAAGAAACTGAATAGACTCAATATACTCATCAGCCTTAATATACCTACCGGCTTTAATATAACTGCCAGCCTTAACAGACTTATCAGCTTTAATCCATTCACCCACTTCAATCCACTCACCGGTTTTAATATCCTTACCAGCTTCAATTGATTCATCGGCTTGAATCCACCCATTAGATTTAATAAACTTACCAGATTTAATATTTTTACTTGCTTTGATAAACATATTTGCTTTAATCCAACCACCAGCCTTAACAGACCCTCCAGCCTTAATATACCAACCAACCTCAATATACTCACCGGCTTCAATCCACTCAACTGTTTCAATACAGTAAGTTGCTTTAATAGACCCAGTAGATTTTATATACTCGCCAGCAATAATTAAATCGCCAGATTCAATCCAACCATCAGCTTGAATCCATCCGCTTGCTTGGACTGACCCCTTGACATCCAAATTCACTTGAATATCTATATTACCATCAAATATCAAGCAAGAATCTAATTCGTAATAAGTCTCTTTTTCAATAAGACCCTCATAACTTTTATCAATTACTAATGTTTTCATTTTTTATCCTTCCAATTTTCATCAGGTTCTGAAATATAAATGCTCCACTGGCTCGCAAGATGGTTTCTACAATCTTCAAAGAACTTAGATGCTTGTGCAGTATCCATTTTACTTAATGTTATTCTCTTGCCATTCTCGTCAAAAATAGGACATACATTACATAGGTACTCATATAGCAAGTCTTTGCTAATAGCGATACCGGTAGGTTTATCAAGTCTTAGAATATAAGAAGTATCATATCCTCTATCTTCAAATTCTGCTAAAGACATATTAATAATCATACCCCAGTGTGCTTTGACTTGCTTATTAGTCTTAGATTTTCGGAGTATAGTTATAGATTCTTTGATTTCAGCACCATCTTTAAGGGATTCTATATACAGTTTTCTAAACTGCAATTGCATAGCAGAAAAGCAAATATTACCATTATTTTTAGTGCCGTAAAAGTCCATTATTAGTTCTCTTAAAATGGAATATCATCATCATTTACTGGTTCATTAACAGGTTCGCCTGGTATTGTATCTGCTGTCGGCTGGGGTGATGGTTCTGGCATAGGCTTATCCTTATCTATACCTTCCATAGAAAACCGTACAAGCTTTTCAACGGCAGACAATGTCATTAGATTACTGATAATATCAGCAGGTTTAACGCCACTTGATAACATAGCTTGATAAAACCCAAACCTACATTTACCTCTATTCTCTTTATCGTAGTCTCTTTTTTTAGGTGGAGTATATGTCGATTGTGGCGTAGTCTGTGGAACGGGTGTGTATGTTGGCTGTTGTGGGGCTGCCTGTGCTGCTTGTGGAGGCATTTGTGGCTGACCCTGATTAACTGTTGCTCTATTATACCAAAAGCCTGAATAGCCCGTGTATGGCTGTCCTTGATACGTCCCTTGATATGACCTAAGGTTAAACTGTACTCTTTGGTTAATCATGTTCATAGTTGGAAGTGCACCCCTCAATGTTACGTTCTTTTTTACCCCAGTGTCATCAAGAACAGATACTTTCATATAAGGCTTATTGCTCTTGGGGTTTACCCCTTGACCTTTAAACTCGACTATTGTCCCAAATATAATAACATTTTGACCATTTGCTTGTTGCACTTGCTGAAAATTCATCTTGTTCCCTTTCTAA